CGACTTAGCTGGGGGGCGGCCAAGCCACATATCGCGAACAAAAATCTTTTAGGCTGCTTTCTCACTCTATCAGTGAGCACAAGCGATCCAAAAATATTTTTAATTTCAATAGACTAATAGCTAGTCTGTTGTCCGCTGTCGTCTTTGGCATAGTTGAAGCCAAGCACTTAGAAGCTTTTCTCTATCGACACCAGTGATGCCTAAAGGTGACAAGACAACATCTCCCTGCCTTTTGAGCACGTCTTCTATCGGCTTATTGCGAATATCAACGTCTAATTTGGCGATATCAACCATTACCGAGTTAGGAAGGGGAATAATAAGGCGCTCTATCTCAGAAGGTATTAATTCCAAAACACCGCCGCCATAATGGCGTCCTTCAAGCTCTGCACTAAGCATTGTTAATGGGTTAATGAAACATCCAACAAGCTTTTTTGCTGCCACAGTGTTTGTTGTTATTCTATATGCAGTATCTGTCGTGTAGGCTCTTATATCGTTATAAATCAATCTTGGACAATGGTGCGAGCGTTTAAGCATCCCTATTTCAGTAGAATATACGGACGGTACACTATACCAAGGAGTCCGTATTCTGCATTTATAGCGTAATGTTAAATCTTGAGATTCACCATACTCAATATACTTTTTTGCATCGATACTTAATTTATCTGTAGGTTTAAACCATATAAAATTAGTCGCATTGCCTTTTCTTTTATTCTCATCGTGCTGTTTTTGGTCATAAACAATACCTGGACAGTGTTCACTCCTGCCAAACATTGGATATGCCCATTGGCCGAGAGAATATTTTGCAACAACATCATCGGTAACAAGAAAGAATTTATTTGCACCTGTTACAATTCCCACATCAACACGCGCAATATTGTTAAACAAATGAACACTGCTATGTTCTGCAAGAGAATCAAATAAATCAATAGATTCTTTATTTACAAGGGCACGTGTCCATTTGCCTGTAACAGTTTTTCCATTTATTGGTTTCGCAGATTGAAAAGTATTCCACGGAGATTTTTCTAAAAATTCTTTATTTTTAACGGGATAAATTGCAACACCCTCTGATGGAGAAAATATATTTTCCTTTTTTTCCGCCAAGAGCAGCACTGTACCTTGTAGGGTCCCATCAAACCATATTTCTTGAGGATCAATAAGCACTACTTTTTTGCAATGCTTTCCCATGAATGTCCGCAGACCTTGTGCATGGGTAACATGGACAATCTCTGACGGAATAACCATTGCTAAACGTCCGCCGGGACGCAACAGCGCAATAGAAGCCAAGACAAAAGGAACCCATGCGTTTGTATGCTTAGTAAATTTGACCTGCAGTGCTTCAAAAATAGATTCTGAAAAATCCTGAAATGCTTTGGGAAGATATTGATACCTAATAAATGGAGGATTTCCCAATACAGCATCAAAATATTGATTTTTATTAATAATCTGGATTAGACCCCATTCAAGAAAATCCGCTTGATGGATAGTCAATTTAGAAAAATGCGAAGAAGAAACCCTCTCTGCAGCTCTTGTTGCCTCTTCTTCATCTAGCTCAAAACCGGTTACGTCAGTTTTTGAAAACCCACCAACCCGGCTCATGGCCTCGAAAAACACTCCATCGCCGCAGCTTGGCTCCAAGAGCTTTTGAGGATTTGTTTGTTGCACCCATTTTGCCAAGAACGCAGATAAATCAAGAGGCGTATAGTATCCCCCTCTTAATTTCTGTGCACTTTCATTTTTTTTAAAATTCATAATATATCCAAATGGTTACATACTGTCGTCAAGGGTAATTTTGCTAAGTCCCAAAGCCTTACAGCAAGCAAGCATCCAAGCAAAACTGAAAGTTCCACGATGGAGCTTCCCTTTAAT